ATGCAAAACTCGAAAGTTCGTCGTTTCTGCTTTACATGGAATAACTTCGATGAGAGTGCATACACTAAGTGTGAAAATTTCATCAGATCATTTTGCAAATATGGCATCGTTGGAGAAGAATTCGCTCCGAATACTGGGACAGCACACTTACAGGGATTCTGTAATTTACATAAACCCACTCGCTTCAACACGATCAAAAAACATCTCCATAACAGCATCCATATTGAGAAGGCAATGGGGTCAGACATCGATAACCAAAAATACTGTTCAAAATCAGGCATTTATTTTGAAGAGGGCACACCCCATTGCCAAGGACAACGTACAGATATACAAGCTGTGGTCGAAACCATCGCTGCTGGGACTACAAAAATTGAAGATATTGCGACCAAGCATCCTGGAGCATTTATTAAATACCACAGGGGAATTCGAGAATATCTACGAATGGCTTCGCCAATTTCACCGAGAGAACATAAGACTATTGTTCATTACTATTGGGGACCTCCAGGCAGCGGAAAAAGCAGACGAGCCTTAGAAGAAGCAAAACTCACAAACCTACCAATTTACTACAAACCTCGTGGACTTTGGTGGGACGGCTACAACCAACAACCTAACGTCATCATAGACGACTTCTACGGTTGGATTAAATACGACGAAATGCTAAAAATCATGGACCGTTACCCATACAAGGTACAAATTAAAGGAGGATTCGAAGAATTCACATCAACAACCATTTGGATTACATCAAATATCAATACAGATTTATTATATAAATTTAATGACTATGTAAACACAGCCTTTGATAGACGCATTACAAATAAAATACATATCACTTAGATAAACGATCTCTGATTCTTATATACCACGTACAAATCATGTATAACAGTAAACATAGCAGCTTCATTTTCACCAAAATTAGAATTGCCCTCAAAATTAATAAACCCACAATACATCTTTTCATTAGACGACGTATTAGATATGTCGAACTCAGGTCTCCATGCTGTATACTGCTGCATATTTCCAGTCTGGGCTTCCACAGCTAACCTAGCAGCCGGCACAAAACTCATTCTACCCTTTTGCGTCATACGGAATACTTTCGCACGATCAATAGACAAAGCAGTTGGAAAATTCGGAACATTAACATTCGGTCGATGATATGGTACCAATGCATAATTCAACATCCGAGAAGTTGTATTATTAGAAATATTCTGAGACGGAAACACTCGCACAACCAAACGCATACATTTCACACGTTCAAAATTAATTCCGAGGTTACGGTGTTCCGAAAAATCATTAAGGTGCTGATGTAACGGAGTAAAGCCTCCTTCTTTGAGATTAATATTAACTTGCACAGTACGAGTAAGTTTAACAGGCAACGCAGTATTCTTACGATATCTCTTGCGAAAGCGCCTTCGAAATATTCTACGGTGTCGAACTCGTCTAACCGGTTTACGGCGGAACCGAGATACTCGACGAAACGCCATCCTTTCACTTAGCGTGCTCCAAGGTCGCTAAGCTAAGTGAAAGGCGCGCGGCTATTTATACTCTCTCATATCTGCGCGAATGTATCTGCGTAGACCTTGAGCCCCCCCCCATAGCCGGGGCATCTGCCCGGCGGCCCCCCCCACCGCCGCCGGGCGATCCCCGGCGGGGGGAGGGCTTACATGTAGAAACACGTTTTCAAGCTGGAACGATGTGGGACGATGTGGGACGAAGTGGCGGGTAATACTATACCGCCACTTCGTTCCGTCGCTGCGCGCC